GATTGCCGGACAGGTTCGCGCCGGACAGGTTCGCGTCGGACAGGTTCGCGCCGGACAGGTTCGCGCCGGACAGGTTCGCGTCGGACAGGTTCGCGCCGGACAGGTTCGCGCGGATCAGGTTCGCGCCGGACAGGTTCGCGCCGGACAGGTCCGCGTCGGACAGGTCCGCGTCGGACAGGTCCGCGCCGGACAGGTTCGCGCCGGACAGGTCCGCGTCGGACAGGTTCGCGTCGGACAGGTTCGCGCCGGACAGGTTCGCGCCGGACAGGTTCGCGCCGGACAGGTCCGCGCCGGACAGGTCCGCGTCGGACAGGTCCGCGCGGATCAGGTTCGCGCCGGACGCCAGCGCGGCCTTCACGGCCGCGCCCAGGTTTTTCGGCACAAATCCTTGGTCGTCGATTTCTCCAGACCAGAGGCAAGCGTTCGACCAGCGATGCAAGATTTCGATTTTCATGGAGTTTCCTTATTTTCTTGGGTGGTGGGTTTGGAAGCGGCCGAGTCGTTGCAGTCTACACACAGGATAGGCGGCACCACCGGGTAGGCGATGGGCTTCTTGTAGCATCCGTGGAACCGCTTGATTCCCTTGATCCCGCCAACTACGGCAGATTCTCCCGTGTTGCCGTGGTCCCCGATCAGTGAACACGTCGAATTCGTCGCTGTCCACGTCGCACGGACCAGGACGGGGTAATAGAATCCACTGTCGGAGTATGGACAAAAACTGGTCGAATCGACTTCGACGACTTGGTCCGGCCACTTCACGAATTGGGTGCAGCTGCGCCGGCCGGAGGCGCTTTCAGGCAGGTAGTCGCGATAGGCGTCGGTGAGTTGGTCGGGCGTGCTGGTGATGTCGCAACCAGACAGCAGGACGGCGGCCGCGAGGGTGAGGATTTTGGAGAGCATGATCAGACCCTCCGCTTCGAAGCCGGCGCGCCGACCTCGTAGTAGTGCGAACCGATGAATACGACCAGGGCGCCCGATGCGCGGATCCCGGAAGCTTTGCGAACCTCGCGCAGCGGGTACCCCTGGCGCGCCAAGGTTTTCTTGTCCTGCGGCCGCAGGGCGCCGTAGTAGGTCGGGACCGCCACCTCTCCGCAGGAGAAGCGAACGCGGGGCCCGATGGGCGTTTCTATTTCGACGAGCTTTGGCATTTCAGGGCACCTTTCCAGATTGATCTTCGAGGGTTGCGAACGTGAGGCCAGACGCTTCGATGGCCGTCACCAGCTTGGGGTCCTTGAGTTCGGCCAGCTGGGGAAGAATCCAGGTCGTGAACCACAGGCGATAGTTGGCGGCGTCGTGGCCGCTCAAGGTGGCGGGACCGCGTAGCATGGACTTCAGGAGCTCGCGGCGATCGATTGGATTGTGACGCGACATGAATGGAACCTCGGAAGAAGAAGGAAAAGGCCGCCGCGCCACACCACACAGAAGACGCGGCGACCTCCCACCGTGCCCGGAACCATACCGGGTCGGCTTGTTGAATCAGGCGACGGCGAGGTCCCGGAAAGACTTCCAGGCGCGCGCCTTGAGGGTGTCGGCTCGGCCAAACTGAGTCGACGCGAACCGCAATTCGCCCTCGTCCTTGCCTTCCGGCACCCGGATGGCGTTGTCGTGGTCCAAGAATTCGGTGATGGCGTTCAGCCCGCCCCACAACGTTCCTTTGGCGCTCGGCGTCGTGTTCGTCGGCGCATGCAGGAGCCCGCGGATCTTGTCCAGGCGTTCGACCGCGACCTTTCCCGGTTTGCCTTTCTCTCCCTCGTCCTCTTCCTCGACTTCGCCTTTCCAGACCTTGGCAACGATCGATTCCAACAGGGACTCGTCGAACCCTTTCGCGGCCAGCTTTTCCATTTCGACTTGGGTAGCCTTCCATGCGGCTGTCGTTTCGATCAGGACCTCGCGAGCATCTTCCATGCGGCTTTTTACGTCTGCGGAGTGGATCAAGCGCCACCCAGCCGACAGCGACCCGTTGGCGACCGCTTCATTCCCGCGCATTTCGGTATCGGCCATCCGCAAGGTGTTGGCACAGACAACCCGGGTCGTCGTTGGCGAGATCGTCAAGGACCGCTTCCCGTCGTGGCCGTTGGCCAGCAAGAGGTAGGGCTGGACCTGATCGACGGCGTCGAGTCCCCAGCGCAAGGCATCCATTTTGACCAGAACCCAGACCGTGCAGCCGTCGTTCAAGGCTCCGCAGGTTTCGACCGTCATTTCGCCCCAGGCGCCGAGAGCATTAACCCAGGTGAAGAGCTCGCGATTTTGAATCGGCGTCCAATTGGCGCCCACCACTCCGAACATGGCGCCCGTATCACTGCGGCGCGTCATCACGTGCGAAGCGACCGGCGTGTATTCCTTGCCGGTCAACAGGTCGCCCGCATCGCCGACGCCAACAATAGATTCGACGCCAGCGAATAGAGGTATTTTTTCGATCTCCCAATTGAGGCGGGCGATTTCCAGAATCTTGTCGGATGTCGCGGGCTCGTTGACGACCGTTCCCAATCCATGCCAAGCGGATTGGCGAAGCGAATAGAAAGCGGCCGATCCCGTGGATTCGTCGAGTTGATGAGCCATGATATTTACCCTCGTTTTTTGGCCACCGACCAGGTGGGCCGACGCGCTTCATCGTGTCGACTCTTATATAATACCTATCTCAGACCAGAAAGAAAGAGGAAACCAACACGAAACCAACAAAAAAGAGCAGAAAACCACTAAAAAACCACTAAAAAACAGGTTTTCGCCCTTTTCGCCCGATTTTCCGCCTCAATTAACCTGGTTTGCGCTCGCCGCTGTCAATTGCTTCCTGATTTCCGAAACGAGATTATCGGTAATTCTTGCGGCGATACGGAGTCGAAGCCCAATCAAATGAAACTTTGCGGCGCTTTCTGTCCATGTCGATCCGGAAGATTTGATTTCCCATCCATTCGGCCCGGCAATCGCAAATTCCCAATTCCATTTTGCCAGCGACCGCCAACGGCGCTCGCGAATGAATCCATCCGAGCGCATCGATTCGGCGCGCCACTCTGCCAGCATGCTCCGCAGAACCTTCCTTGGCGACGGCAATCGAAGTTCGCCCAGGAGGGCGCGCAAGAAGAACTCGCAACGCGACGGCGGCGGCATCGGCGAGTAGAAGCGATCGTGGCGAGTGTCCATGGCAGTTCCTGACGTTGGGTGGATGATCTCGAGAATTGAAGATCACACGAAACCAACAAAAAAGCAACAGGAAAGAAAGTAGTTGCCGGAAACCAACCAACACGATAGATTCCCTTTATCCGCTCCAACGAGCAGAAAGGGAGCCAATGGCATCGACATTGAAACGGCCGCGACTGTCCGACAACGCGATCGACAAAATCAAGAAGTACGGCACCGCGAAGTTCGCGGCCGCCATCGGGGTATCGCCCCAATTCATGTGGCAGATCTTGTCCAAGACGGCCGCATTCCCACCCAACCGCGTCGACGACGCCGTGGCCGTCGACGGCTGCGAACTCACCAAAGAGGATCTTGAATGCAAGTTCTGACCAACTCCAACCGCAACAGCTACGGCACGTGCCATCGGAAGTTCTTCTACCAGCACGAGATTTGCCGGAACCCCGTCCATGAACCCGAGGCGTTGCGGTTCGGGACCCTGACGCACGAATCGCTCGAGCAGTGGTACCTGAACCACTACAAGGGCGCCGACGAGCGCATGGCGGCCGCGCTCGCTGCCATCGCCGCCAATGCCGAGAAGGCCGAGGCCGATCTGTACCAGGTCGCCATGTGCCGCGCCATGATGCGCGGGTACGAGCTCGCCTATGGCCACCTGGAAATGCACGTGGTCGCCGTGGAACAGGAGTTCTACTACCCCCTCTACAACCCGAAGACCGGACGCCCCTCGCAGACTTGGGAGTTGGGCGGGAAGATCGACGCCATCGCGATCTTCGGCGAAGACGGGAAGCAATACATCATCGAGCACAAGACCACGTCCGACAGCGTGGCGCCCGAGTCGTCCTATTGGGTCAAGCTGCGGATCGACGGACAGGTTTCGGCGTACTTCCCTGGCGCCAAGTCGAAGGGCTTCGAGTGCGACGACCTGTTGTACGACGTCCTGCACAAGCCCCAGGTGCGGCCGCGGAACATTCCCCAGCTGGACGCGGCCGGGTTGAAGCAAGTGGTCGACGCCGACGGCGTTCGCCAGATGAACAAGGACGGCAAGACCTGGAAACAAGCGCCGGGCGCGGCGAGCGAAGGCCTCACGCTCCTGTCGCGCGACGAGACGCCCGACGAGTTCGAAGCGCGGATCTGGGAGGATATCCAAGCGGACCCCGACAAGTATTACCGGCGCCTGTCGATCGTGCGCTCCGACGAAGACATGCTCGAATACTTCGATGACATGTGGGCCGTCGGCCGTGAGATCGCCGACGCGCAGAAGAGCGGGCGCTTCCCACGGAACCCGCGATCCTGCGACAACTACGGCCTTTGCCAATACTTCGACGTCTGCGGCGGGCAGGAGTCGATCGACAATCCCCAGAAGTTCAAGACGACCCAACGCCACCAGGAGCTCGTCGAGGCTGCCGAACGGTCCGCCATCACCGCCGAATCCACCACCGAAACCACCGAGGAAACCTGATGAACGCATTGCCTCCAGCCAACCGGCCACCAGTTCGCCCTGGTCCACCGCTTGGCGCCCCAGCGGCCGCGCCACCCCGACAGATCGTCGACCACCTGGCGCAGATCAAGTACGAGGTTCCCAAGCTCCCCCCCCGCCTGTTCATCTACGGGGTCGAAAAGATCGGCAAGACCACGGCCGGGCTTTCCATGCCCGCTCCGTTGTTCTTGTGCGCAGAGGACGGGCTGGTCGGCGAGGATCCTCGCATCGCCACCCAGCCGCACCTGGCGCCCAAGACCTGGAACGACCTCCTGGAAACCCTCGACCAGCTGGCAACTCGAGAGCACGCGTTCAAGTCGGTTGTCATCGATACGGCGGACTGGACCGAAGCCAAGACGATCGACCATTGTTGCGCTCGCGACAAGAAGGAAAACATCGAGGCTTACGGCGGCTTCGGCAAGGGCGAACGGGCGATCGGGGACGAGTTCCGACGCCTGACCAATCGGCTGGATCGCCTTCGCATGAAGGGGATCGCAAGCCTGATCCTGGCGCATGCCCAGGTCAAGACCTTCAAGAGCCCAGGCACGGAGGACTACGATCGTTGGGAGCCAAAATGTGTCTCGAAGCACGTTTCCGGAATGCTTCGGGAATGGGCTGACGCGGTGCTCTTCGCGCACACCGAGGTCTACATCGACAAGGCATCGCCCAAGGCTCGCGCCAAGGGGATCGGTGGCCAAAACCGCGTGGTGCACACCAACCACAACGCTGCATGGGACGCCGGCAACCGCTACAGTTTGCCCGAGGTGATGCCCTTCGACATGGACGTGATCCTGGACGCGATCATGAACCGCGACAACGCCACCTATGCCGGCGACACCACGGCCGAAATGGTTGGCGAGATCGAAGAGCTCTTGCCCACGCTTCCCGACACTGCCCAGACCAAAATCCGGGCGGCACTCACCAACGCGGGCGAAGACGCCAACGCCGTCGCCCGCATCCTGAACGGCGTTCGCAGCGCCGTGGCTCGCTTCAACCCAGAAACTTCCGAGGAGTCCACCTGATGGCAAACCCGAGATACACCGTTCCAAGCGTCGTCCTGAGCAACACCCTGGCGGTGTCCGAAAAGAAGGGGACACCTTCGGTCAAGATCCAACTCCAAACCCGGGACGAGCAGCCCCGGATCCTCTACGCCGATCTGTGGCTGAGCGACGCGGCTTATGAAGGGTCGGTCAACACTTTGCGCGAGGTGTTCGGCTGGCAGGGTGTCGACATTCGCGAGTTCGCGAACCCGATCCTGGCTGGCCTCGACGTCGATGCCGTTTGCGAACAGGAGTGGTACCAGCCCGATGGCGGCGAGGGCAAGAATCAGGAAAAGGTCAAATTCCTGAATGCTCCGGGTGGCAGCGGCGGGATGAAGACGTTGGACCAGCCGACCATCGACAACGTGTTCGGGCGCCTGAACGCGAAGATCGCCGCGCTCGGCCGGGCCCCTGGTGCCGCACCAGCCCGCACCGCTCCCGCAGCTGGTGGTCGTACTGGCGTGCCTCCCTATGCGCCTCCGGCCGCGGGTGGCCGCGCCGGGTTGCGCTTGCCGACAGCGAAGCAGCCACCGGTGCAGGGCGGGTCCTACCTCGGCGAGGAACCACCCCCAGCACGCGGCCGCGGCGGTTCCGACGACATCGAGGACTACCTGGTCCACTGATCTCCACCCACCCAGGGCGCCAACCTGGCGCCCTTTCTTCCACCACAAAAAGGAAACCATGTCCAACCTGTCCAACCTGAAACTGTTCGTCAAAAGTTGTCGTGAAGCGGGAATGATCGTCGTCGACGACTTCCGCAAGGCCAGCGTCCGCGAAGATCTGTCCGAAGAGGAAACGCGATCGGCTGCCCTGGAGCTCGCCCGCGCCAATCGATCGGTCACCGAGAAGAAGGCCGAAATCGCCGACACGTCCAAGCAGATGAAGAGCGAGCTGGCGACCGTCGAGGCCAAAGTCGAAGAGCTCTCCACGCTCTTGAACAACGGGTATCGGCGCGTTATGAAACCGGTGGTCGTGATCGCCGACTTCGTGCGCCGCGCCCGAATTCTCCTGGATCCGGAAACCGGCGCCGAAGTCGGTACCGAGCTCTTGGCCGAGAACGACTACCAGATGAAGGCCAACCTCACCCCTCCCGAGCCGCCCGTCATGGATCCGCCCCCGGCCCCTCCCGCACCGATCCAGCTGGAACACGATGGGACTGTCAAGCTTCCCGTCGACGTCACCGAAGCGGAATACACGGTGGTCGAAGAATGAGCGCCGCCACGGTGTCGGAACGAGTCCGCAAGATCGTTTCGAATCTCGTCCTGAAGCCGGGTACCGACAGAAACTGGCAGATGGAAGAGATCGAGCACACCCACAAAATTGGGAAGTGGGACGAACCCGGATTCGGGCCGGACCTCGGCGAGGATTCTCTGGATCGCGTCGAAATGGTGATGAACATCGAAGACGAGTTCGCGATCGAGATCTCGGACCAGGACGCGACGGAATGGAAGACCATCGGCGACGTCGTGGAGTACCTGGAAAAGAAGCTGGCCGTTCCGTGAACGCGGCCCGGCATCCGAAACGCGCAAAGGTTCCGGGTGTCCGGGCCCCTATGAGCACCGAAGAGCACGACGAACAGGTAAAGGTCATCCGCCACGCCGACGAGCTGGGAAACATCGACGACCGGTGGAACTCTCTCCACGCTATCCCCAACGGTGGATCCCGTGGGGATTCAGCGAAGGTACGAGCGATCCGCGGCAAGGCCTTGCGCGCTGAAGGCGTCCGGTCTGGTGTCCCTGACCTGTTCCTTCCCGAGCCCGTGGGCGAGTTCCACGGGCTTTTCATCGAGATGAAGAAGCGCCACGACGGCGTCGTGAGTGCCGACCAAAAGAAGTGGATCGCCCGCCTGAAGCGCCGCGCCTATTGCGTCCAGGTTTGCGAGGGCGCCGACAAGGCGATCGAGTTCATCACCAACTATCTCGCCGGCAAGATCCGGACGAAAAGGACTCCCGATGCAACGAATTGAATTGGACCGACCAAAGGTCCTGACACTCCACGAAGAAGCGGCATGGAAGGCCATGCTCGAACAGCAGATCACCGCCTTCCGGAAGCGCATGTCCCAGGCCGAAGCGAAGAGGGTCCAGCGGCGCCCGGTGGACCCAAATCTCCTTCGCGGGATCGGCCGGAACGTGCCCTGCCCCTGCGGATCTGGCAAGAAGTTCAAGCGCTGCTGCCTCCAATACATGGCGGTCGGAAAATGAAGATCTGTCACACCCTGTCGGGCACGATCGACGCGTCCGATCCAGACGTCGAAGACATCAAGCTCCAAGACATCGCGCACGGCCTTTCGATGATCTGTCGCTACGGAGGCATGTGCCCGCAGTTCTACCCCGTGGCCGACCACGCGATCCTTGTTGCCCAGATCGTGATCCGCGAAACGAACAACGCCGTGTGGGCGCTCCACGCGCTCCACCACGATTCGGCCGAAGCCTACCTCGGCGACCAACGCGGGCCACTGAAGCGAAATCTGGGATGGGCCCTGGATGGTCCCCGCCCCGACTTCCTGAGCTTCGGCGCCGTGGAGGCGCGATTCGATGAAGCGATTCGCGCCGCGCTCAACCTCGGCCACTTCCCGGTCGAGGCAACCCAGGTGATCCGCTTCGCTGACCGCGTGGCGTTGAACCTCGAGATGTCCTACTTCTTCAAGGAAACGCCCCACTCGATCATTCCCCAGCACGTCGCCGGGTGGCGGCCTGTCCGCAAGGATCCCGGCTGGTTCGCCCACCGGTTCGTTGAAGTCCACGAAAACCTTCGAATCCGCATCGCGCGGGAGGTCTCGAAATGAAAATCACCACCGACCGAACAATTCTTGTCGCGATGGCCGTCGCCGTCGCGTTCATGGCCTGGAAGCACTCTCGGCTTGTCGATGCCCGCGTCCGGGCATTCAAGGCGCAGCAGAATTGCATCGAATGGAAGGGCCCAAATCATGACTAAGAAAAAACCAGTTCGCGGCCTCACCCCGACCAAAACGTGGGAAGCGGCCACCTTGGCGGATCGCCTTGACGAAATCAACGAAGCGGTGGAGCGCTACGTCGAGGCCGAACGGCCGATCCCCTGGCAATGGATGAAAGAGCGCGAGGACATCGGCCGGCGCCTCATGGTTCTACAGGTTCCCCACCCGTGAGCGACACCTTCGACCACTACCACGACGCGATGGACCAACGCGACAGTTTCGAGGCGGAAGGGTACGAACCCGAAGAAGACAAAACCTGTCGCTACTGCGGAACCAGCGGATTCCATTGGGAGGAAACCGACCGCGGATGGCGCCTGCACGACGCTGGCGGCAACGTTCACCTGTGCGCACAAGGATTGACGAGGAACCGATGAACGACGCTTTGTTTTTGGATTGGGTGGCCGACCGCCTGACCATGGTCCACGGCGACGACAAGAATCTCGACTTCATCGATCGACTGCGCCGCATGGCGCGCAGAGCGGCGGGCGGGGAGATTCCCAAGACCGAACCAAAGGAATGGGTCTACCACTTCCACGCCGAAGCCTACGTCATGGATAAATGTTTTGCGCGAGAAGTGTTGCACCGGGACGGATTGATCCATTCAAACGGGCCAGTCAACACGGGAGAAGCCTACAATCTCACCCGCGAAAACATTCGCCAATCCATGCCTGGACCACCGACGACCATCACGGTTACCAGCTTCGTTCTACTGCACGGCCCAAGGGGGTTGGCGTGAACCCCGACGACTTTCGCTGGACCGACAAGAATTGCTTGGATCACCGGACTTGTGGGTTAGACCCGTGCGGCGGCGTCTCGACGTGCCCAGACGGGCGCGAAGTTGCCTTGTTCGTTCCGCTCCGGAACGAGCACTACCTGGCGTTCCGATCTGGCGTGAAGACGACCGAATTCCGACGCGCTGGCATCGTCACAGACAAGAAGGGCATCGCCCGTCAATCCCCCTGGAACGCCGACACGTGCCGCCCAGGACGTCCGGCGATCCTTTCCAACGGCTACCAGATCCCCGGCCGGATGCCTGCTGTCGTGGAATTGTTCCGCGAGCAGGACGACGCGCCGGCCGCGTTCGATGAGATCTACCCCGGCCACCGCGCCAACGGCGGCCGCGTCGCCGCCATCACCTTCATGGAGATTGATCGATGACTGCCACCCACTGCCAGCAATGCGGCCGCCCCCTCCCCCCGAAGATCTTCAGTGGCGCCCGGGACCGGATCTTCTGTTCCCGCGTCTGCTCCGACATCGTCCAGGCGAAGCGGCAACGCGACAGGCGCAAGGCCACCCGCGACGCTGGCGGCGAGGATCCGGTCGACCGCAAACACTTCGCGGGCAGCACCGCCGAAATCGCCAACCTGGCCAAGGAGATCGAGAGGGACCCCGAACTCCGCGCAGCACGGGCCCGGCTCCGGTTTCTTCCAACGGAACGCATGACCTTCGAGCAACGCCTGGAAGAGATGCGGGCCGCCAGACGGCGCATAGCATGAGTGCCCACCCCCTCCACGGTACGAAACCCCTGGCCGACAAGCTGCAGACCAAATGCGATTGGGGTACGCGTTCGAGCGTCTACGGCTACAAACTCCAGCGACCGGCCGCCAACCCCAAGGCCAACACCTACGGGCTCGAGGTCCACCCGACCGCGCGATTCACCGGGCAGGCCGACCTGGACGACCTTGGACGCGTCGTGCCGGGTCAAGCCGCCCAGGAGTGGGCCAAAGGCTTTCCTGGCTGGACCCTCTGTTTTCTGTGACGCCTTGCGCGCTCTCGAGACTGGATATAGATTCCATCGACCGGGTTCCCGGTTGATCAAGTAGTGTAAACCAGAAAGACGGATATGCCGAAGTGTGACTGCTGCTTGTCTGAAGTTCGCCGAACGAGAACATTCTACACCTCCTGGCCCCCTGAAGAAACCCCCGCCGAAACGCAGCCAAATCTTTGCGCGACATGCTTCGAAACCGCATTTGATATTGCGGCGCAAATCAGAAAGAAATCAGGATTAATCGGATATACAATGGCAATGCGATTGCCTGTATTCAATGTGAGCCTCGACGACCTTGGCGAGATTCAGATTATCGACAAGAAGAAATCTCCCGATGATATTGGAGGCGCTACCGCATGAGCCGGAAACGGACATTTATCGTTCGAGTCAATATCGATGACATGTCGGCGCTACTTGCTGGTTTAGATGGCCCACTGGAAATGGCTGAATGGCTTAGTGGATACATGGTTGGGGTACGTGGCTATCCCCCTCGCGAATCATGGTCAGAGGCCAAGAGGATCGGCTTCAACTTCGGCGCCCAACACTTCGAGGAGGTCGAGGATTTTCGGGACGAACAGAAGGCAAAGTCAGATTTAGCGAAATTGGCAAAACAGGCCAAAAAGAACCCGAACGGTACCCACGGGTTACCCACGGGTACCGGGTTGGGTAACCCAGCGGGTGACCCAATCCAACAATCCAACAATCCAACAATCCATGTATCCAGCGATCCAACGATCCATCCCCCCTTGGGGGCCCCCCCCAGACAAAAACGGGGTGAGGCCAAGCAGTTCACGTGGAAGGAAAACGAAGCGATCGGCAAGAAGAGTTTGCTCAAGGCGGCGGAACGTGAACTCCGGATGGCCCAGCGAACACCGGAGCGGCCATCGCGCATTCAAGACGCCGAACGATCAATCGAAAAGCTCCGTGGCGAAATCTTCTTGCTTGGATTCAATCCAGATTTAATCGAAATCCCGCCATCAAATCCAAATACAGTTTTGCCAACACCCCAATCGACAGTAGATTGATATTATGCAAATCGAACTCGAAAAGAAGATTGTGGCACAAGTCGATTCGATGCGGGATCGCGACGTGATCCTTGCCTTCAGCACCGGCGCCGACAGCCTAGCGTGCTACCTGCGAATGCGCGAATGGGGAATCAAACCCGCGGCATTGGTCTATATGCAATACATTCCGCGATTGCCAATGATTGAAAATTATATCCGCTATTTCGAATCAGTCACCGGCGAGAAGGTCTATCGGATTCCGTCCGTGCTCGGGACCGACGACCTTCGAAACGGCCTGTACCAACGACCAGGCGTTGGGCAGCGAATGAACGACGATTCGCCCCTGAGCCCCAAGACGTTCAACAAGGACCAGCTGAACGCCCAGATCCTGGCGGCATTCCCCCGCAACCCCGTCCTGGCTGTCGGCCTGCGCTACACCGAAGGCTACTTCCGATTCCGGACCCTGATGGAGTACGGGCCACTCCGCGGCACCGAATGGAATCCAGGCGCCTCCCTGACCATGCAGGAGACGGCCGCGATCATCCGCAACTACGGCAAGATCAAACTGCCCTACGAATACCGATTCCTTGGCCGATCGTTCGAAAGCCCTCGCGCCTCTGTAGCCCTGGCGATGGCCAAGAAGGCGCCCGAGACGTGGAACGCATGCCGAGCCGTCTACCCCATGATCCACCTGCTGGAGGCTCAAGCGCAGCGGATTAAGATCGGTCACGACATCAACACCCGGATCAAATGTTACGGCTCCATGTCCTTGGAGCAGGAGGTCGGCTTCTAATGCGCGGATTTGGCAACATGAAAAGCTTCGGAGCTGCCAAGGTCGACGAGGCCAAGAAGGCACGCTCGATCGACCAGGTCGTCGAGGACCTGAACAAGCCGGTCGACGAAGCCCTGGCCAAGAAGAGGGCCCACGAAAAGGACGTGCAGGACACCCTGGATGGCGGCTTCTACTTCGCGGTCGTCTTCCGGACCCGCAAGGAGCGCGACGACTTCACCGCCCAAATGGGCGTGGAGTTGATCGACGACGAGTATGTTTGGGGCGACCAGCTTCTGGTCGATACCTCAACGGAAAGTGACTCCTGATGGCAACGAAACCCAAGATCAAAGCCAAGGCGCCCACCAAGGCCAAAGCCAAGCCCCTCGGCAAGGCGAAGGCCAAAGCGGGAAAGACCAAGGGCAAGACCAGCGCGGGCCGTTCGACTTCTCGCTCGGCGAGCTGACCGCAAAAGTCACCGGTCACCAGTCAACGACTTTTTTTGACCGGTGACCGGCCTTACCTTTTCCCCTATGACCCTTCTAGGACTCCGAGAATTCGCCCGCCTCAAGGGGTGTTCGCTGGGTGCCGTCCAGCTTGCCGCCAAGCAAGGACGCCTCACCAGGGACGAGGCCACGGGCCGGATCGACCCGGTGAATCCCACCAACGCAACGTGGAGCGTCAAGAACCCCCGCCCCGTGATCATCCCGGCGCCCAAGACCTCCAGGGCCCGCACCCCGACGATCGAACAGATGGCCGACTCAGCCGGGAACCTGCCCCCCGAGTCCTTCGGCGTTGACCTGCAAGAGCTCCAGGCCGTGCCATCCGGCTACACGGCCCACCAGCGCGAACTCTTGGAAGCCGGTGGCGAAGCGGGCGAAAACTTCGTCCGGATCTGCTACCTGATCAACCCGTCGGCACCCGAGGCGATTTTCCACGACAAGGAGGCCCGGCAACGGTTCAACCTCGGTTGGTACAAGCGCACCCAGGAGTCGTACCAGAACATCCGCGACGCGGTGGGCATCTTTCGTGCCGCGATGCGAGGCGAGAAAAAGTTCAAGCTGCACGACGAGCACGAAATCGAGTTGGACGGTGATCGCCTCATGAGCGCCCAGGCGCTGGCCAAGATGGAGCTCGACCACATGCGCACGCTGTCGCAAACCCAAGCGCTCCAAGCCCCCAGCATGGCCGACCTCGAGAAGATCGCGCCGCCCATCCGTGCCGACGACGCACCCAGCGACGACGACCTGGAGCAGGCCTTCGAGAGGTTCCGTCCCAAGTGAGCGACGAGGCGACAGCCGAGCCAGAAATTGTCGAGCGTGTCCCTGAGCTCTCACGGGCCCAGGAGATGGCGACAAAGTGGGGTGTCGTCGATCGGAAGGCCTACTACGATTCGTTGACGCCGCCCCAGCGAATCCGGCTGAAGTACAACCTCAAATGGAATTGGAATTGGCTGGCCCGCCCCTCCCAGCTGCAACCCACTGACGTCGACCACATCGTTTGGCTCATCTTGGCGGGCCGTGGATTCGGCAAGACGCGGGCAGGCGCCGAGAAGGTCCGCGAGTGGGTGAAGACGAACGCCTACGTGAACCTGATCGGCGCCACGGCCAGCGACGCGCGCGACATCATGATCGAGGGCGAGTCGGGCATCCTTGCGATCTGCCCGAACCACGAACGCCCGGTGTACCGCAAGAGCGAATGCAAACTGATCTGGCCCAACGGCGCCGTGTCCCTGACATTTTCTGCCGAAGAGCCTGAGCGCCTGCGGGGGAAACAAAGTTGCAAGCTCTGGTGTGACGAATTGGCGTCTTGGCGCTACCCGGATTCGTGGGACCAAGCAATGTTTGGCCTTCGATTGGGAGACAATCCGCAGGCCGTCGTCACGACCACGCCCAAGCCGACGGCGCTTGTCAAGACGTTGATCAAGTCGCCGACCACGGTCATCACCAGGGGCAGCACGTTCGACAACGCCCAGAACCTGGCGCGGACGTTCTTGTCCAAGGTCCTCGAGAAGTACGAGGGCACACGGTTGGGGCGACAGGAGATCTACGCCCAGGTGCTCGAGGACAACCCCGGCGCCCTGTGGAAGCGGTCGCAAATCGACGCGGCCCGGATCTCGCCCTCCAAGCTCCCGCACCTGACCAAGATCGTCGTGGGCGTGGACCCGGCCGCCACGGGCAAGGAAACGAGCGACTACACCGGGATCGTGGTCGTCGGCCGCGACCAGCAGAGCCCGCCGCACTTCTACATCCTGGCCGACACCTCGGTCCAGGCGCTCCCCGATGGCTGGGGAAAGAGGGTGATCCAGACGCTCGACGAATCCGACGCGGACGAGATCATCGGCGAGACGAACCAGGGCGGCGACATGGTGGAATTCGTCATCCGCACCCAGCGCAGCGCCGTGCGGTTCCGTGGCGTGCACGCCAGCCGAGGCAAGAAGACCCGCGCCGAACCCGTGTCGGCCCTGTACGAGCAAGGGCGCGTCCACCACGTCGGGGCATTCCCCCAGCTGGAGGACGAGATGTGCTTGGTCGCGGGTACGATGATCGAAACAGATCGTGGCTCGATACCGATCGAATCCGTCATCCGTGGTGATCGCGTCTTGACCCGATCTGGATTTGCGCCGGTGGCGTGGGCTGGGAAAACTGGTGAAACAACAACGCTTGTCGATGTGATTTATTCGCATGGAGTAGTATCTTCAACTCCATGCCATCCAATATTCGATCAATCCCTGGCGTCGTTTGTGAGTGCGAAATCTGTTTGGGCTGGAAGCATCCTTCGCGTCCTCCCAGGGCAGGGCGATTCGGTGCCCCCATCGCGTGGCGTGGCCGGTGGTTCCACCGAGCCAAATCCGGGCACTTCAAGCACGCACGCGGCCAACTCCTGCACAGGCTCGTCTGGTCAGCGCATCATGGGCGAATCCCCCGTGGGATGCACGTTCACCACCGAGACGGAAATCCAGGCAACAACCGAATCGAGAACCTCGAACTCCTCAGCCCGAAAGAGCATGTCGCATCCCACCCGCCGCGTGGCTTTGTTGCGTTCACGACGGAAGAGCGTTCGAGGGCCCGGAAAAAGGGGTGGGCGAATCGCGTGCCTCGTTCGCTTGTCTGCCAGCAGTGCGGCACCCGGTTTGAATCTGTCGGGATGCGGGCGCGGTTTTGCTCGCGTACTTGCTGTCGTGCATCGAGTCGTTGAGGCGACGATCGTCTACAACCTGTCGGTGGTGCCTGGCCATCTTCCCGAGTTCTTCGCCAATGGCGTGCTGGTCCATAACTGCGACTGGAACCCGGAGGTGGACGACAAGAGCCCTGACCGCATGGACGCCATGGTCTGGGGAATGTTCGGCTGTGGAGCGGTGGGCGATGCGGTCGGCTTCCACTTCAGCGGGGACGACGAGGAAGAGCAGGGGCACGGATGGCCGACCGGGTGATCATTCCCTGACGGGATGGCGTCGCCGGACGTACATTCCCAGGCAAGGAGGGCACCTACCATGCTCAAATCGTTCCTGCATAACCAATGTCCCGGCTGCGCCACCGACTTCAAGATCGCGCTCGTCGTGGACTCCTGCGGCACCACTATTCCGGCCGCGGCTGTCCTGAAGGACCGCTTCGACGCCCTGGACGCCGAGGCGTTCAAGGACGAAGTCGGGAAGATCTTCGGCCTGCACCCGGTCGAAGAAGCTCCCGAGCTGAAGGCAGCCAAGGCGGCTCCCGAGCTCTCGAAGAAGCGGATGCCCCCGGTCCTGTCCGAAGAGGACCACCACGCGCTTCTCGCCACCCAGCAGCCGGGCGGAATCGCTGCGGAGTTCGTCACGGGAACGGCTGTGGCCGACCCGTTCACCCCCGCGCCCCCCCCCGCCCCCGACGCCCCTGTGATCCTCGACCCGGTGGTCGAAGGCTCCAACGAAGACCCCGCCCAGGAAGGTGGCGCCCAGTGACAAAAACTGTCCGCATCGAAAACGCCGACTCGGGCACGTCCAAGAAGGTCGTGATCGAGCAATTCCAGACCGGGCCCGACGGTGATCGCAAGATCTCAGAACAGGTTCTGACCAACCCGGCCGACCTCGCGACGTTTCACGTCCACGACTCCAACTGGCTGAAGATCCGCGAGGTTCCGATCGAGACGAAGGGTGATGCCTGATGGCCGCCAAGGACGCGCCCCAGACGGCCCCCAAGGCTCCCGAGGCCAACGCCGCGCCGGTCGCTCCTCCTGAAGCTCCCAAGGCTCCCGAGGCAACACCGCTCCCCGCTGTCCCTGCCGAGGCGCCGACGATCAAGATCGAACGCGTCGCGATCCAGGAAGCGGAGAAGCTGCAAGCGTTGTTCAAGATCAACACCGGCCGGGATCTGACCCTGTCCGAAGTCATCGCTTCCGCCTGCGCGACTGTTCGCGTTGGCGCCGAAGCACAACTCAAGGTCGGGTAACTCATGAGCCGAGGCAAGAACAAGAAATTCCAGATGGAGACGAAGGGGGCCGCGGCAAACGGAATCCCGAACCTCGATCCGGGCTTCATGCTTCCGCCTCGGCTCCAGGGCATCAACCGAAGCATCTACACGGTTTCGTATCTCATTTTCGCGGCTGCCCGTGCGATTTCCCGGCAATTCGTCTCAGCGGAGACGGAATTCGTCTCGCTGGCCGACAAAAAAACGCCTGTCGTCGTGCGCGAGTCCGACGACGTGGCGATGCTCTTCGAACAGCCCAACTCGATCCACGACGGTTCCGAGTTCTGGGAGTTGCTGGCGTTGTTCGGGATCTGCCACGGCGGGTACATCGTCGCGATGTTCCGCAACGGCTCCCTGATCACGGGCAGCGAAGTCCCCGACACCCTGATCCCCTTCCCGCTGGGCGGCTGGACGCGCATCGTCCCCGACCAATCCAGGCCGAACGCCTACCAGACGATGGGCTGGGAACACCGGTCGATGGGGCTCAAGCTCGAGAACGACCAATGCATCGTCAAGCAGGGGCCGGACCCGTCGGGCAAATTCGCCCTGATCGCTCCCGCCGAAGTGGTCCACGACGCGGCGATGACGCAATCGCTCCTGGACAACTTCACCCAATCGCTTTTGCAGAACAGCGGCCGCCCCGGCATGGTCATCACCACCGAGGGCAACGTCAACAAGGACGACCGGTCGCGCTTCCTGAACTCCTGGAACGCGATGTTCGCCGGGACCTACAACGCGGGCAAGACGACCTTGCTCGAGGGCGCGAAGTGGGAACTCCACCCAATCACGCCCATGTCAATTTCCGACATCGCGTCGCCGACGTTCTTCCAGGAGTCGGTTCGAAAGACGTCGATGACGTTCGGCGTTCCCGAACTCGAACTCGGCATCGTCGAGAACGTGAACCGGGCATCGGCTGGCGTGATCCGGGCGAAGTTCCTCACCGACACGGTGTTCCCCGCGTTCCGATCCGAGGAACGAACCTGGCGCCGCCAGTTCTTCAAGCGCTTCCGGCTCACCTACTTCTTGCGGTTCTCCGAATACTCCCTTCCGGCGTTCGTCGACCTGATGGACACGCGCGCCGAGACGGTGGGCAAACTCATCGCCAACGCGGTGCCCCGCAACGAGGCATTCCAGATGTGCGGCCTCCGCGTGAAGCCTGAGCCGTGGGGCGAGCAGGCCTACCTGCCCAACAACCTCCAGCCGGCCGATCCTGCCCAGCGGGAGAAGGAGCGGCCGACCCCCACGTCCTTGAACGTCCACAACAACCTCGGGCCGGGCGAGAAGCCACCGAAGAACGAAGAGCCCGCGGCCAAGCCTCCCAAGGGCGAAGACGACGAAGGGCCCAAGCCGCCCAAGTCCAAGCCGGGCAACGGGATCAAGGCCACCAAGGGCGCCATGATGGCATTGGTCGAGTTCGAGATCAAGGCTTACAAGAAGATCGCGTCTGAGGCGTGGGAATCGTGCGTGGTGCCGTTCGAAGGAACGATCACCGACGGAACGACGAAGTGGGCCAAGCGCTGGAAGGGGCACTTCCTCAAGCGCCTGAACTACTTCCTGAAGACCGGGCGCCACCTGGACGAGAACAGCCGCGAGGCGAAGGATCTGTCCATCGTCATCGAGTGGAAGGAGTCCGACGACCCGCACCTCCCCGACACGACAGATCTTGACCGCATGATGCCAGACCACGGCGTCGTCGTCCATGATCTCGGCATGAAGTGGCGCGCTGTGTTCGGCGATGTCATGCAGGCGAGCCAAGCCCAGATGGAGAAGGAGATCGGTTCGGTCTCTTCCTGGACGAGCCTTCCGCCTGAGCAGCACCGATCCGTTGCGCTGTCCCGCCTCGGCGATGCGATCAAGGTCGACGAGACGATCCGCTCCCAGCTGAAGACCGTTCTTCGGCGCGAGATGGATCGCAAGCCCATGCCGAAGCCGTCGCAGATTGCCCAGGCGCTGCGCATGGAGTCGGCCGCGACCTTCAAGGACGCATTCGCCCGCGCGGCCACGATCGCCCGCACCGAAGTTTCGTCGGTCATGTCCGACACGCGCGCAGCTGTGGCCAAGGCCGAAGGCTGCGACGAAAAGGGTTGGAGCACAGCGAAGGATGGATGCGTCCGGGAAACCCACCGCGACGCCGAAGCCGAAGGGTTCATCCCGGTGGGCCAGAAATTCAAATCCAACTTGATGGACCGACCGCATGCCCCCGAGGGCTCGGCCAAGGAAGTTTGCAACTGTCGTTGCGTCGCGATGTATCGGCGCGGAAAGGTCAAGCCCACATGATCTACAAGATCGGCAAGAAGGCGCTCTCGGTGAAGGCGGACCCCGCCATCGTCGAACAGCTCATGGCAGCGCGGGGGATCACCGGCGTCCCCGTCGATGTGGCCTGCGCACGGTTCATGCGCTTCAAGGCTTCCGACGGGCAGCTGGACACGGGTGGCGACGTGATCATCCAATCCGGGTGGATGCTCGATGAGTGGCTGGGCAATCCCGCCATGTTCGCCGACCACAAGCACACGATCGAATGCACCATCGCCCGCGGCCTGACAGCTTTTGTCCAGGGTGACGGCCTGTTCGTGGATTGCTTCTTCATCCCCCCCGACCTGGCGCCCAACCAGCTGTCCGAGTCGTGCTTCAAGCTCTACACCAACGGGCTCCTGACCGATTGCAGCGTGGGCGCCGTCCCGGAGTCCACCCGCTACGCCAGTGAGAACGACAAGGCGACCTTCGGCCGCAGCTGCTGGCGCGTTTGGGAAACCTCCAACCTGAAGGAACTCTCTTGTGTCGGCATCGGTATGAACGCCCGCGCCAAGGTCGAAGCCGTGGCGAAGGCGTTCAAGGACAAAATCCTGAATGCCGACGACGAGAAGGCGTTGCTCGACTCCGACAGCGAAGAGTTGATCGGGCTCGTCGAGCGAAGCGTGTTCCGGCTGCGCGAGCCGGTGTCGGTGCAGGTGAAGAAGTTCGAGCCGGTGGATCCCCCAGCGCCGCCCCCGGCTCCGGACTTCGGCGCGATCATGAAGCAAATGGAAGGCCTCACCATCCGCAGCGAAGCCGCGGTCCAGGCTTTGTCGATCCAGAACCGCGAGGCGGTGCGGGTGAAGGCGGCCGCCGAAAACGGGCTGGTCCTTCCGCTCACCGTGCAGGACGCCCAGGCGCTCCTGGCCCACATGCTCAAGAGCTCCGACGAAATCGAAGCGGCGGCGCAACTGCTCCGAACCTATATTCCGGACGACAGCAGCTCGGACGGCGGGGATTCGGCATCGGACCACGGCGAACCAGCTGGTGGCGTCCCTCTGTCGGTTGCCGACACGGACGATGGAAAATCGCTGTCCACGGAAATCAAAAGCGTGGCGGGCAAGCTCGAACAACTCGTCAACCAAACCTCCGAAAGGAAGTGATTCCATGGATCCCGAAACCAAGCAGACGCTCGACTTGATCACCAAGTCGCTCGACATCCTCACCACCAAGGCCAACGAGGCCGGCGCGACCGAAACCGAGATCAAGGCGCTACAGGCCGAGTTCAACACGTTGAAGGCGGACGTCAAGGCGCAAGCCCAGAAGAACGCGACCTTCAATATCGTCTCGAGCTCGATCGAAGACCGCAAGCACGCCCTCGGCTGCTCGCTGAAGGCCATGCACGCCGCCCGCCTGGCTGGCGTCTCTCCCATGGACCTGTCCAAGGCCAGCGAATCCACGCTGAAGGGCTTCGGCTACTTCGGCGAGGAACGCGCCATCGGCGACGAGCTCATGGTCAAGACCATGCAGGCGTCGTCCGACACCTCGGGCGGCCTGTTCATCCCCACCCAGCTGATGTCCGAGCAGTGGGTCGACACGCTTCGTCCCAACGAGCGCACGATCTTCAACGCCGGCGCCAAGATGTTCGAACTCCCTTCGGGCGCGGGCGGCATCATGCTCCCCCGCAAGAAGACGAACTCGTCCGTCGTGACCGCGTCGGAAAACGGCAGCGGCGCCGCGACCGAGCTCACTTGGGAAATGATCACCCTGAAGGTGCGTCGCGCCACCGGCTACGGCCCGGTGTCCAAGCGTCTGACCTTCTCGGCCCCCGCCTACGTGGGCATTTTCCAGCAGGACATCCTGAAGACCGTCGCCTTGGAAATGCAGCGGCAGGCGATCTACGGCAAGGGCTCGGAAGGCGAGTCCTGCGGCATCGTGAACGATCCCCAGGTCGCCAAGTATTACATGGGCGGCGTCGACGGCGTCATCGGCGCGTCGGGCAAGCGCTTCAGCTACACCGACCTGGCGACGCTGGAAGACGTCCTCGCGTCGAACGACGGTCGCGTCGAAGGCTCGTCCTTCATCACGCACCCGAAGGTCATCGCGAACATGAAGCGCGAGCGCGTGGCGAACTACTCGGGACAGCCCGGTGGAACGCCCCTGTTCAGCTTCAACCCGGCGCAGTCTCTCCTGTCCGACAAGAACCTGCGCGAGCTGGTCGGATACGACTGGTACCGCTTGACCCAGATCCAGGCCAACGCGGCCGCGATCGGATCTTCGGCCGCGGGCACTTGCCGCGACCTGATCTTCGGCCAGTGGGACAACCTGTGGGTGTACACCTTCGGCGGCATCAAGATCACCATGTCCGACGTGGCCACCGTCGGCGGCGTGTCGGCCTTCACCGACAATATCGTCTGGATCAAGGGCGACGTCGAGTTCGACTCGATCATCCGCCAGCCCAAGGAGCTGGTGGTCGTGCCCGACTGCTTGGCCACCAAGGTCGCCGGCGAATAATCCTTCCAGGAAGGCGGCGCCCGCCGCCCTTCCTTTCTCTCTTCACTTTGAAGCAAAGGACAGAAAATGTCGATCAATCTTCAGAACTACGCGGTGGCCGTTGCCCCGCAGGTCGCCATCGCCCCTCAGACCATCGCGACGGCTTCGACCGTCAACGGTGGCAACATCAACCTGCGCGCCGGCGACATCGGAAACGAAGCTGGATTCGAAGGTGTCATCGGATCGATTGCTTCTGGCAACGTCACGTTCAAGTTGCAGGACGCGCCCGACAACGGCTCGGGAGCTCCTGGAACCTATGCCGACGTACCGGGAACCACCAGCCCCGCGTTGACCGTGGCCGGCGTGTTCCCGATTTCGATCGGGCGCTCCAAGCTGCGCCAGTGGGTCCGGTTGGTGGTCATCACCTCCGGAACCACCGTGACCGTGGCTGGCACCTACACGCCGTTCCAGCAGCGCCAGCAGCCCGCCAACGGCCGGGTGAACGGAACCCACTTCATCGCGCTGGGCGACTAAGTCGTGGCGCTCCTTCTCACCACGCTGCAACGCGCACGCGATCAAATCGGGTTTCCTGCGGACGCCAGCGATGGCGCCCTTCGGACGCTTGCCCGAATTGTTGCGGGCGTGTCGCACGCGATTGGTGAGAGGTGCAACGCCCAACTCGGCATCGCCACCTACACGGAGCGATTCCAGACGGCCCCCAACAGCACGGAGATCTACGTCGACAACCCAACGATCCGAACGGTCGAAGCGTTGCGGTACGATCCCCTCGGAATGCAAGGGTCGTCTTCTTCCTTTCTGAACCCAGGTACAGATTTTGTCATCGGTGGGGATGGCGCGTGCCTGATCCTCGCCGCGTCCTGGCCTGGCTTCTACCCGCAGCCGTCCCACCCGTTCGAGATCACCTACACGGGTGGGCGCGCCTACGAAACGGAAAAGACCGTCTACAATGTCGTGAGCAGCGTCGGGACCATCACGCCAGCATCCTACAAGCAAGACGACCTGCGCGTCTTCAAGCTCGACGCGTGGGATCCGATCGGCAAGCTGGTCACGTTCCGCCCCGACTTCGGGTGCTTCTATCCCGGCGATCTCGTCACGCTCGGCGCAGGCAATTCGATCCTGTTGGGCGAAGTGGCCAAGGAAAGCGTCTGCAACGACCTCCCGAACCTCGAGACGGCCGCATTGATGCAGATCTCCTACGAGTACGAGCGGGTTTCGTCGAAGACGCTGGGGCGCAACTCGTCTGTTTCTGGCGCAGGAACGACGGTCTACACCGGCGAGTACAAGCTACTGGCCGAGGTCGTTTCGCGAATCGTGCCCTTTACGCTCCACCACGTCCGGCACTGACCATGCCGTGGAGTTGGACGCAATCTGGCGCTCCGAATCCCGAGAAGTTCAGGGCCGAAGTCGTTGGCATCATGCGCGATTGGACCCACGACTTTACGATCTTGCACGAAGAGCAGAACCTGTCTGGGCGCCGTGGCGACATGGGCGTGCGCCGTCGTACCGGCAACCTGGCACAAGGTTGGATGTACGCCGTCGAGGAGTCTGGCGACAGCATCATGTCGACCGCCTGGATCATGGGCCCAGCTGGCGACGCTCCGGACGGCGCCGAGCATTCCTACGCGTGGGTCCAGGAATACGGCGCGACGATCCGCCCCAAGAACGCCAAATGGCTGTGGATCCCTACCGAGGCCAACCAGACGCCATCCGGTGAAGCCCGCATCAAGCCCACCGAGGCGATCGAGCGCGGTGGCTTCATCTCGTTCAAGCGTGGGCCCGTGTTTTTCGCCAAACCGCTGGTGAAGACCAGGAAGTCAGATTTGACCCACGGGCTGGTCGCTCTGTTCGTCCTGAAGAAAGAAGTCATCATTCCGCCCCGCATGGGCGCCAATTCGCTTTGGCAGCAGCGCTCCGGGCTCTTGTCCGCAGCCATCGCCATGGCCGCAGGAGGTTGTTTCGATGGGTAGCATCACCTCGTTGTCGTCGGCTCGGATCTCTCCGATCGCATCGACAGATCTTGTCATCCTTGGTTCGGGGTTCGGATCCTCTCCGCTTCCCGTCACGTTCGAAGCCGACCTCGTCGGAGAGGTGAAGGAGTGGGCCGACGGCCGGATCGTCGTCACCACCCCGGCGCGCTCCCGCAAGGGGATTGTCGACTGGACGGGCGGCGACATCGCCCTGGACGTTGGCGGGCTCGCCTCCAGCACGCTCCAGTACCTGGCCACGCGCGAAGGAATGGTCGTCAACTCGATCAACCGACGCCTGGCCGCGATCAACGCGGGCAACGGCGGGTTCTACAACTGGTCGGCATCGAAGATCACGTCCTTCCAGACGGACCCGCGCACGTGGGACGTGGGCGCCGGGTTCCCCCGGGTCGTCCATTACCTGACCACGGCCGAAGAGGATCCGGGCGCCCGCTGCGCCCGCTTCCTGAGCTACCGGTGGGTGGGGCGGATGGAAGCGGTCGCCCAGATGCGCACCGAGGGCGACGCTACCCAGGAATGCCTGGCGCTCCTGGCTGACCTGCTGCGGGCCGCTATGAGCGACCTGTCGAACGACGGGTTGACCGAATCGATCACGGTCACGAAGAAAGAAATGGGCCGGATCGACGGCCTGAAATCTCTCGGATCGCTCTTGGCGGCCGGGATCGAGTACGTTTTCGACCTGCAACACGTCGAGAACGACGCAACCCAGAACCTTACCTACACCTCAGTCTAGGAGAACTCGCATGGCATCGGACTTTCAATGGAAGATCAAATACGTCTTCGCCAAGGTCGAAGTGACTCCTGGCTTGTACGTCGGCGACTCGACACTTTTCCTTGCCGCCAACTGCTTGGTGCAGGGACACGACTTGTCCCTCGACATCAAGCCGGGCATGGTCGAGCGCTTGCCTGATGGGCGCATGCAATCGCTCCCCTCTGTCGTGGGCGCCATCCCGGCCACGTTCAAGTTCTCGCACCGGCTCTACACGGCGGGCACGGCGGGCGCGGCGATCACGTCGCCCAAGTACAGCACCTTCCTGAAGGCGAGCTACGTCAAGGAGGTCATCGACGCCGCGACGGCCCACACGGTCACGTGGACGCATGACAAGACCCAGCAGGTGTTCCTGTCGATCGGCTGGGAAGTCGAATCGGCCGACGGCACCAAGTCGTACCGCTTCGCCATCTCCGGCGCGCGCGGCTCGGCAATCTTCAAGCCCGCTGCCGGCAAGCTCGGCGATCCCATGTACGTGACCTACCAGTTCGACGGCGCCCTGGCCATGCAGGCCAACGGCACGCCGTACCCCGCCACCAGCTTCGAGACGCCGATCACCGGCATCACGTTCGAAGACGAGGTCGCCAACGGCATTCGCTACGCGCAGCTGGGCAGCCCGTCGGGCTTGTTCCTGCGCCAATCGTCGGACTTCTCCTTCGACCTTGGCAACAAGATCGAGGTGCTGACCGACATCACGAATCCGTCGTGCCTTGGCTACGGCATGCTCATGGACCACAAGCCCAAGCTGAAACTGACCTACCGCACGGTACCGCGCTCGACGAGCGACGACGTGGCGACCTTCGTCGCCGGCTCGACGTTCGCCAATTCGGTCACGCTGGGATCCGTGGCGGGCAAGCAAGTCGTCTTCTCGACGAACGCGTTCGCGCAGTTCGAAGGGTTCACCGACAAAGCCATCGGGCCCGCAGCCGGCAAGGAGGCGACCGTGCGCCCCAACGCCACACCCACCACCCAGGCCGAAGACGCTTGGCAGATCGTGATTCAGGGGTAACAGAACATGGATCCCACCGCTCCAATCCTGTGGGGCATCGACCCCAGGGAAATTTTCAAATGGACGCCCGCCGAATTCCGACTCCCACCGGTCGGATGGGAGGCGCGCGTCGCCGCAATCCGGCCAACGATCGAGGAGTACAAAGCGAACGCCAAGGCTCGCGACACGTACGAAGCGAAGTTAGCCGACCTGTCCAAGGAGTTCGAGGGGGCTACCCGGCCGGTCAAGCCGGGCGCCCCGATCGTTCACCTCAAGCCGATGTCCGAACGCCTGTCCTTGCGCGTCCAGGCCGCCCTGGCGACCTACGAGCGCAAGCTGGCCTTGGCCAAGCAATGGTTGGACGAGGATGCCCAGCGCATCGAGGCCGATTCCGAACTCAGCGAGACGGATCGGGCCGACGCGATCCTTGCGCTTGAACGCAAGGCGACGATCGAGAATGAGGATCGTTTGTCCGAAATCTTCGGCGACGATCTGCGGTTCCTGGTGCTGTCGGAATGCGTCTGCGGCTGGGAGAACATCGCTGTCGAGTGGACCGGGAAGTGGGAAGTCGACGCCCAGGCGCTGCTGCCCAAGTGGAAGCAAAAGATCTTCGAAGCGATCAGGGCCGGATCGGTCTACTCGAAGGAAGCCCAGCAGGGTTTTACGTTGCCGCAGGACTCGGTTGCGGCCTGATCCAGGATCCGGTCTACACCGGCCTGCGGCTGGAAAAACAGGAATGGTATTGGCCTGTCCCGAAGCATGACGCGACAAGAACCGACGATCCGATGGCGTACACCAACCCGGTGTGCGCCTTCATCAAGTCTTTGATCTGGGCGTGGGACCTTGGATTACTTCCAGCCCCTGGAACAATCCTCGATCAACCTGCGCGGCTCGTTGCTGGTATCCATCTTTGGAAAAAGGCAGAATCGCATTGCGACGAGTTGCTGATCAACCCCAAGGAAGTGGCGGAGGTGCCTGATGCCTGACAACACACAAACGGTAAGGGTTCAGAGCGAGTACAAGGACGGCTTGTCCGAGGGGCTGAAGGCGAATAAGAGGGAGCTCCAGGAGGTCGAATCTACCGTCAAGGGAATGGACCCCGTCGAACAGGCTTGGCGCAAGCGTGTGGAGGACGTGAGCACGTCGATCCGGTCCCAGGTCGGAGACCTGAAGGCGCGCGCTACGGCGCTGCGCGACCCCGCAACCCAGGACGCCATTGCCCACACGCGGCACCTGCAAGAGGAAATCGAATCCTTGACGCGGACCTTCCGCAGCGAAGACGCTATCGTTCGCGACTTGAACAACAGCATGACCGAAAGTCTTTCTCGGCTCGATGCGCAGAAGAGGGTTTTAGCCGATCCAGGGTTCGTCGGCGCCTTGCGCGAACAGCAGCGCCTGAAGGGCGAGATCAACGCCCTGACCAAGGCCGCGGTCGGAGAGTTGGAAAGCGAGACGGGCGCAATCCAGCTGAATGCCCGCTCCCGGCGCGAGTTGATCGTGCTGGGGCACGAGTTGGTTCAAGGCAACTTCAAGGCGTTTGGAAGCTCGCTCATGGTCCTGGAAGAAGGCAACGGCGGAATCACCGGCGCGCTCAAGGCTGCGACCAAGGCGATCACCGAAACGATCGGTGTCGCCGGCATGGCCGCGATCGCTATCGGCGCTCTTGGCCTGGCAGCCTACGAGGTTCGCGAGCACTACATCAAGCTATCCGAAGCGCAGGCCGAGAACTACCACAAGATGGATGAGTTGGGCGAGCGTACGGGTATGACGGCCGAAGAAATGCGCGGGCTCCAGTACGCGACCGTCGGCACGTCTGTCACGGCCGAAGAGTTGTCCAGGGCAATCGCGATGCTCTCGGTTCGGATGCAGGAGCACTCCGAAGAATTCGTGAAGCTTGGCGTCACGTCCAAGGAACCACTGAAGGCCTTCGAGCAACTGATCGACGTTGCCAACCGCGCAGGCTCCGAGGCGGAGCGAAACCGTATTCTGAACGAAGGGCTGGGGGAGAGCTGGCAGAAAATCGTCCCATTCGTCAAGATGGGCGGCGAAGCCATCGAGGAGGCGATCCAAAAGGGCAAGCTGCCCGAGGACGTGAAGGCCGACTACGAATCGATCATCACCTACCAGAAGCTCATGAAGCAGGCCGAGATCGAGGCCGACCAGGCTTCGGCCGAGCACGCTTCGCACATGGCGTCGCACGCCGCGAAGATGAACGCCGCGGCCGCGATGATGAAGGCTTCGCACGGTGCGATCCTCGGGACCCTCATGTGGTGGGGCGACCAGGCGCTGGCCGGCATGTCGGAGGGCGACAACACAACCTTTGGTGAAGGCATGGTCGACGCCGCCGCGAAGAAGCTGTCGGCCAAGAAGGAGGCGCAGAAAAAAACGGGCAGCGAGATCGAAACGCTGACCGATGCGCAACAGACCGCGCTCGATTGGGCACGGAAGCAAAACGCAAAGTCGTCGCTGGAAAGCGAGTTGGCCGACATCCGCAAGGAGTTCGAGTCGAAGGCGTCCCTGTTCGCTGTCAAGTCCGAAAACTACCGCGTGATCATGGATCAGGAGTTGGCCAAGGAGGCGGAGATCCGCAAGAAGTGGGCGAAGAAGAACGCGCCCAAAGCCGCGAAGGAATCGGACTGGTCCAAGGCCGATACCTCGTTCGAATCTGCTTATGGCTTCTCCTACGACGCCTACAAGATGACCAGCCCGAGCGGTGTCAACGACGAGCGGGACACCGGCACGCTGTCGAAGAGCCAGAAGAAGAAGCGCGAGAAGGGCGCCGAGGACGAGGCCAAGGAGCTCGCGCAATTCCTGAAGCAGCAAGCCGACATGGAGCAACGCGACCGGCTGGACGATCGGGCCCACGCGCTCAAGGTGGAGAAGCAGAAAACGGCCGACCTGAAGAATGAGTCCGACGAACGCAAGAAGATCCAGCAAGGCGTCTTCGATTCGTTCGGTGCAGGCCTGGAGGATCAGATTTTCTTGATCGAGAAGGGCAAGGCCAGCTGGACGCAATTCGACGAGGTCCTGATCAATGCAGGGGAGCGCGCCATTGCCCGCCTGATCGCCCAGACCGCCGCAAGCGCCCTTCAGGCGGCGTTGACCGGTGAGGCATGGAAAGAGCCCGCCATGCTCGCGTCGATCGCTTCCTTCGGTGCCGCAGACGTCGCGGGCGTGGCTGGATACCAAACCGCCATGTCGTCGACTTCCGTTTTCCGTGCGCGTGGTGGCCAAGTCGATCGCGGGTTCATCGGCAACGAAGACGCGGGATCGGGCGGCGAGTATTTCGAGACGAACACGCCGGGCCGGATCTTCAACTCCACCCAGCAGACCACCAACAACGTTGGCGGGGCAACGTTCCACATCTATGCAGGAGCTCGAGCCAGCGCCGACGACATCGCCAGCGCCGTGGCAAAGGTTCTGCCCAGGTCCGGGCGCTTGGCAAAAGCTCGTCGTTCGCAGACCTCGAGGTCGCGCGGGTGAGCCTCCCCAGCGGATTCACGTTTCTATCCCAGGCGGGCGCCGTCTCGATCGAGGGCATCGAGCGCGATTGGGAGCTCGACATCCGGCGCGGCATCATTTGGGCGCCTCCGATCGGGTCCTGGCCGCGTGGCGTGCCCCTGTGGCGCGATGCCGTTCCGCAGAAGCACGACACCGTAGATTTCCGCTTTACCCTCTGGTGCAACACCGCCAACCGCGCCAAGCTCATCGAAGCGAACCTTCCGCCGTTCGCCGGCACGCGGGCCACGGTCGATCTCTGTTTCGTGACTGGCGATTCGGTCAATCCGATCATTCCTGGATTCGGCAACTACACCGCATCGGATGGATGGAAGATCGTGAAGGCAACCCTCGATCCAGTGGACGTCATGGGGCGGAAGATTCCAGGCCGAGACTTGTGGGGGTACCGCATCATTGGATCGTTTGCGGCTTGCGGATACGGCACCGCCTTGAATGAGCGGAACTACACTGTTCCCACCGACGCCACGCCGCCCGCCTGGCTGGCGACCAAGTTCGGGTCCCCCCAGATCCAGGACGCCAGCACCACGCCGCGTCCGCTTCCGATCGCGGGGGCCAACCTTCCAATGGTCCAGCACGGGCGCCGCCGCGATGCCCGTGCGATGCTCGGCCACATGGAATTGGTGAAAGCGGAATCCGTGATCAACTTCGCCCGGGCCGTGAGGATGAACAAGTTCGTCTACCCGGGGAACGGCGCCGAATACACCTCGCCTTTCGGGCCCGAACGATTCGGTGGGGAATTGGCGGTCCTGCGCGAGATCACGATCCGACGCGGTGCTGGGTGGTGGTACGAAGGCGAACTCGATTTGAGCACGACCCTCGCGTTTTGAGGAGGTAGATTCGCACCATGGCAAGTGGCGCAATCCTTTTCCGATTCACCCTCAAGGCGGCTCCAACTCTCGGTGGATCCGGCCCCTTCACCACGCAAACGTTTGGCCTTTCCACGGGCGACACCGATCTGGTCGGAATCGACATCGTTGGCGATACCGTCGCGTGCAAATTTTGGAGCGGGTACGCCAGCAAGCTCACCTACTCCAATGGCCTGGATTTGTCGCAAGGGAAGGGCGGCTTCGCCTCGGCAACCGAAGCGGACTTGACCGTGATCGATGCCACGGCCGATACCGGCATTTCGCTTTCGGCCGCGATCCGCTCCGGGCTTGTCGTACTCGAAGGCGCTTCCGTGTGGGCGGCTGCGATCCCTTACGGCGGCACCTTCGCGGATGTGAAGAAGATCATCCAGCTGCAAATCGCTGGCGACCCATCGATCGCAGGTGGCAACAATCCATCCGTCAGGCTACACCTTCGCTCCGCGTCTTGGGTGGCGGCTTCCGTTTTGTCCACCACCGTCAACCGCCCCCAAATTCTGACTGATCAAAACGATTCCCAGAATCCGACCGATCCGCTCTACCCGGACGGTCCCGGCAGCAACCAGGTTTTCCAGACAGCGATTGGAAACGTGTTTGGCGGGATCCCGGTTTCGATCAAAGCTGGAGACGCCCAGCCGGCGCAACGGCTCGCGCGCTTCGGCAATAGCCTACTGGTCCGCGGCGAGATGTCCGTGGACCCGACGACGCTGGGATACGGCAAGAGCGTTTCCCTCACGGGAGATACCATCGGACGAGTCGATCGCCCGTCGGCGTATGGCACGACGATCCTGTTCAAGTGCGAAAAAGCAACTCGCGAAAACTGGCCGCCCGACTATACCGAAGCAAATCGGCTTATCGCACTCATGGACGAGTTCGTCGCGAACGGCTACGAGATTGTTTTGTCCAATGGCAAATGGTTCCTGGCTGGCGATTCATTCGATCGATTCAATGGATTTTCCACTGTCGATTCGTCATTCGCGACCGTGCAAACCCTCGGGAATTTTTACGGTGTCGGATACACGACGGACGCATTCACGGACAACGCTTGGTCCGGCGTCTGGTTCAACTTGTCGGATTCCGACCAGATGACGATGTTTCCCGCTGACCTGGATCCGACATCGGTTTCCATTTATGCGATTCCGAAAAACTTCCTGGCCTGCAACGACCAGGTGATCATCGACGGCGTCGTCTCGGGAAATGCGACGCTGCCAGTCAATGCCGAGCTCGTCGCCTACAATGGGATCTACACCACATTCTCACCACGGCAAACGTCGGCGGATTCGGTGATCGTTTCAGCTCCGGTCCTTTCCTCTGCTGGGCCCGAGAATCTGATTTCCGTCGATCCTACCGGCGCAACAACTGGGAGCGGGTGCGCGATAGGCGATGGGCGCATATACGGGGACACAGCAAATATTTCAACCGATGGGAGCGAATGGAACGGATTGGATTCGAGCACCCTACTGGCGCGAGTAGGGCTCGAAATGAATGCTCCTGCGGAGAGGAAGCTTCGAGTCAATTTCAAAATCCAGGCAATCGATTTCGATGCCGACTTTTTCTGTTCCGAATGCCAATACTCGATGAAGGCAACGAGCGATCTTCTTTCTGTCGTCAATGTGAAATTCTCGTTTCAACCGCCATTCTTCAAGGAAATTGATCAGTACCGCGTTTTGTCGGCGCTCTCCCCAGCTCTAGAAGTGGATAGGACGAAAGATCAAACCGCCTTGAATTGGCGGTCATATTTTGAATCAATCGAAGACATCAATAAAGATTCCTTCCTGGAATTGATTAATATGTCGATTTCGCAGCCCGATTTCCTTGGCATTCAAATCAAGATGAAAAAGATCGTTCTTCGTGGATTTAAGAAGATCGGATTCTCTTCGCTCTACCTGGTGGTGTACCCGTTTCCGCTCCGTTATGGGTTTGAGCAGATTGCAGCATCGCCAACGGTTGTCTGTGGACTTGTCGGGCTCGGTGCAATCGATATTGGATCCATTTCCGGGCAGAATATCGCGTGGCGTTCCGTCTCTCCTGTTGTCGCTTCGGACTCTGGCGCCCCAAGCTGGGTCGGCATCGCTTACGACGGTGCCGGCCGGTTTGTGGCCATCGGTCGCCTGACGGGCGCCGATACGGCCGACGACCGCATGATCTTTGCCACCAGCACGGACAACGGAGCCACGTGGACCACATCGAAGGACGCGACCTTCCCTGGCTGGGGGTTCAGCAAGATTTATTGCGACGGCGTGCGCTGGGTGATCTTGGTCTCTGGCGACAATTCCATCCGGACCCAGACCGTCGCCGGATACCCGGGCACCTGGACAGACACGACCACCTCTCGGCAGTTCGCTTGCGCCAAGGGGAACGGCTCGCTCTGGCTTGTCGGGGGCGCGGTGGCGTCCGGCTACAACCTCGCCACGACGACCAACTTTGCGAGCCTCGCCACCCAGACGGTGGGGACGACCGAAGAAGTCCGATCGATTTCGTGGCTCCCAGGGACGAAGACCTGGCTGGTCGGAATGACCGACGGCTCCGTGTGGTATTGCACCGTGGCCACCGACGCAACGGTCCCGACAACCTGGACAAAGGTTGTCGTGTTCGCTGGTGGCCTTGGCGTTCTTGGAAATTGGAGCGGGTTGTCCCTCGAGGCGTTCGGGTTCGACCTGGACGGACGTGTGCGGCAAAAGGGGACGCTCGATGGCGTGAATTGGGTGGATCGCGAATCCCGTCCCGACGTGGCGATCTACAACGCGGTTTACACGAATCCGTCGGGGGCCGGGATCTGGATCGGTGCGTCTGGATCCAACCAAGAGGGGCAGATCGTCACGGCCAACGGATCCGCCAGAAACTGGACTCCATGGGCAACACCTTCGCCTTCGTCTGCGCTTCAGAAGCTGCGGTCGAAATACTTCAATGGAATCGGCCTGTACGACTACAATCCTTTGCGGTGGTCGGGTTTCGCGTATCTCGGCGAAGGGGCTGGAACAAATTTCGGAATCGCATTTGATCCAGCCAACGACGAAAACCCATCGACTGCGGTCGCGAAAATTTGCGAGGAGTGGTGGGGTATAGCCGGTGAATTCGCCGGCGATGTAGACGCCTCAAACGACCCGATCGAAGAAGCGCTTCCCGTGATCGATCCCGGCGACGTGGAGGACGTCTACTCGGAACTCACGTTCGAGTATCACAAGTTTGGCGACGCCTACCTCAAGACAGCTTATGTCAGGAACACCGACGTCGCCTATGTGTCGGGGAACGACTCCTTCTATTTCGGTGGGTGGGACCCTCCCGGGACGAACACCAAGGGGCTCGAGATCTGGAACGAATGCCGGGCATCCTATTTGCGCTACGGCACAAAGCGCCCATTGAAACGGACGTTCGATTCGATTCACGACGAAAGCACCATGGGCAACGTTTGGACCTACGTGGATCCAGATCTCGGCAAGCGGCTTCATTGGATCACCAGGCAGCCGCGCTACTTTTCGTTGAAGATCAAAGGCGTCTTTGGAAGTACCCAAGACGTCGCTTCGCTCCGGGCTATGTCGGGGTGCCGGTACAAGGCGAATCAAACCATGGTCGCGGCTCAAGGCTGGTCGATTCCGGAATGGGGGATCGTGACCAACGTTGAGGCCGACGTGATTCCAGGGGAATTCGACTTAGAAATCGCTTTCGCTCCAGAATGAGGACCGAGCATGTTTGATGCCCTACGATTTCCGATTGTGTCGATCAACGCTCGAACGATTGGGCACGCCGACACCGACGGATCGCGTCACGTTCCGAAGACGTTCGGCGTCGTCCCCGCGGGCTCCACCTATGTCCTGACCAGCAACGGCGGATCAGGCGACGCGTATTGGGCTCCCGGTGGCGCAGGGGCGGGGACCGTGACGTCGGTTGGCCTGAGCATGCCGGGCGCCGTGTTCACCGTGACCGCTTCGCCCGTGACCGCCGCTGGCGTGATCGCCGTGGCGTTGAACTCGCAAGCCGCGAACCTGGCGTTCGCCTCGCCGGATGGCGTTTCCGGCCTTCCCACCTTTCGAACGCTTGTCACTGCCGACATCTCTGGCCTTGCCGCGGCGCTGGCGGGAAAGGCGTCGACCTCGCACGCTGCAACCCACTACGCGGGCGGGTCTGACCAGATCGCCGGTCAATCCCTCCAAGGCCTGCGGACCAATGACGTCCCTCTGTTTCAGGGCGTCACCATCGCGACCACCGCAAACTTCCCGCTGACGATCACCCTCACCGATTCGAGCTCATTCTCTGCGCCGGTGAAGATGCGGAATCCGTCGCTTC